TCGGATATTAATTCTTCAATATCCGGAGTAAGACCCTCCGAAATAAATGGAAGAAATACATTGGCAACCCCATCCGGAGTTCCCCAGGTTGCCTCTTTTTTTAATCCGATATGTGATCTAATCCCTGTTGGCATTCAAAACATCTCCTTTCTTTTTAGATATTTTTGTTTTAATTTTTATTAGTTTTTCTTTTTTAATTTCATCAAAATAACCGGTGTTTAGCATTTTATTAGCTATTAATTCATCTTGAACTTCTATTACTTGTTTTGGTTTATATATTCCAAAACCAGGGAACCAAAGTTCTTTGTTCTGATTAAATTGTAATTTCATAAAATCACTTCTTTCTAAGCCCGAGTTATAAAACTCTGCCTTAAAGTTATTTTCATATCCACCTCTACTCCACGGAATGGGAATGAGGAGAAATTAAATCGGGTATCAGGAAAAGAAAAATATAGACATTCATTATCCAAATCAATATGAGCTCCTAAAGCCTTTTTAATGTCGAAGTCTAAATCTAATATTCCTTTGACAGTATTAACGGAAAGAATGTTTATGGTAGCCAAAGTACCGCTTCCGCCGGTTATCGCTAAACCATTGGCTACAGTATATCCAAATCCACTATCTAAGAGGGTAACAGTAAGAATTGTTCCGGACTCATCAACCGTATTGACAGTTACTGTCCCAAGAGAACCGCCTTCCTGCACTATAGTTAAGATGTCGCCTTCGATATAACCGGAACCGCCTGATCCGAGAGAAATTGTTGCAATGGTAGTATCACCGACTATCTGTTTATCTACATCAAATATCTTAATATAACCAAATATAGTTAAAGTAAAATTTATTTCCATTTGATGAGGCATGGTTATTGGTTCTTCTGGTGAAGTATTTGGTTCGAGAATTAAAACTGGGAACATATTTAAAGGAATATTATCTCTCGTCCCAGCATAAACGATTTTAATATATTTTTTTAATTCTATATCCTCTTCTAATATGGATTTGACTTTGTTAAATATTGTCTCTAATTTCATTCCTTAATTACCTCCTCCAGATACTCCGTAAAGATTTTGACTATATTTGTTTTATCTTCTTCCTGGAAGAGTAAAAATTTACGCTGGGGTATTTTGGCCGTTCTCTCTTTTTGATGGACGTGCATTGCGAATACATCCTTACCATCAGAAACCCAGTGCAAAGCCTTTGCTTTTACCGGATATATATCCCTAGGCGGTATTTTGACAGAACCACCTTTTTGATGGATTCTCATATAATCAAGTCTGGTCCCTATCTGTACTTCTTGATCAGACACAACTTCATAGACAATAGATCCCCTTCCAATCCCAGTATCCTGCAAAATCTTTGCTCCCTTTCCTTCTTTTCTTCGCATAGCAATCGTCATAGGACTAAGTGGAGCCCATTTTTCAGGCCTACCTTCTTCTCTAAAATTTTTATCAATAGAACCTAGCATTAATATTCCTGCCCGCTTTAAAGGTATGCGAAGGTTTTTAGCTTTATCTCCGGCCTTCTTTAGCAAAGCCTTTACCTTTTCATCATCTTTTATCTCATAACTGATTAACGCCCCACCATTAGTCATTTTCTAAATCCTCTATTTTACCAGTATCAATTCCCCAGCAAGTTTCATCCCTTTCGTCAAAGGTCCTTTGATAATCTTTAGTAGAAGATTGAATCGCCCCTACATCTACATTAATCCCCTCAATCTGTTTCGTACCTTCAGCAATATCTTTTAAAGTCTCTTTTGCTTCTTTATATTTTTCAAGCCAATTATTTACGCTTGGTGATTTTCCTGAATATAAACCTCTCATTACAAAATAAGAGGCAATATCCTCAGCTAAAGATTTTATGATTGCCGGGGTAATCTCTAAGGCATCGATTGCAGCCAATAGATCAGAGGAAAAAGATGCCCTTATTTCTGCATCAGCTTTAACAATAGCTTTATTTAATAATAAAGTAGGTACTTCGGTTACAGCCATATTCAAATTAGTTAGGACATCAGTGCTTTCACAAAAAGCCATCTAAATCTCCTTCTTTTTTTATGCAGAACCTTTTATTAAACCTAAATTTACTAATACGGTCCTGATTTCATTTAATAAGGCAATTGCTGCATCTCTATGGGCAGCAGTATCATAAGCCCCTTCTGTTGCACCCGTTCCACCTGCAGGAGCAGCAGCTTGATTGGCATTTGCTCTTTGCACAATAGGGGTAGAGTTATAAAAAGCTAATTTTTGAGTAGTTGCTGTCCCTATTTTAGTTCCAGTAGTAGTGCCAAGGTCAATATTTTTACCATCTTTTATAGTGGTATCTCCTAAAAATATAGACTTTCTTCTAAATTTATCAATTCCCATAATATTAAATCTCCTTTCTTTTCAATCTTTTAAAAGGGGAAGGGAATCAACCCTTCCCCGGTTGTTTTATTCTGAGTTGTTTAAGTTATGCAAGCCTTCATTAAATAACCACAATCAACGCTTACTAACTTTTCGTCACAAATCATAGATGGTTCAAACCAATCACTATGTTTCGTTTCCATCCTTGCTCTACGGGTAACATTATTCCCAACTTTAAAGGTATAACCAAGAGAATATTTCTTAATTCCAGGTCTTGGTTCTATATAGGCCAATATGGCATATTTACCCCAGAGATATCCATAAACCGCAGTCTGTCCTTCTTTTTTAGTGTTATACCCTGCTTCTCCAATTATTACCTTGTCTACTTCAAATATATTAGCCATAAGTTCAGCAGTTACTACACCTTTTTGGACATATTTGATACGGTCCAAAATATCGGGATGATGTTTTAATACATTATAAACTTCAACTCCCAATAAGAGCGTATTTGGATTTCTAAATATCCTACTATGAATATCCTGTTTCCCAGTTTCAATATCACCAATAGGGTCAGAATTAGCGTAATCTTCCCATTTTACGGAAATGGTAGCATTATGAGTCATCGATGCCCCAGTTAGAAGGGTAGCAATCCTCTGTTCTTGTGCAAGTTCAATGATATCAGTTAGGAATTCTACGGTATCTACTTCAAGATTTAAAGGTGCATCTGCATTATTTCTTTCTCTATCATCTATTAAATCATTTAAGGCATATTCTTTGCAGGTATAAGTTCCTGTAGTTACTTTCCAATCCACAGTCTTTGATTCAGTTTTAGGAGCCCTTAAAGTTTCAGGAATCCTAAACCGATCAGCCTTAGAATTATATATATAATATATATCGCTTTCCTTTTTCACCGGCACAACCGGCATTAGTTGTAATCCAACATAAGCAGCGTTTCTATATTGGACTGAAATATTACTTAATATTGCATCAGTATGAACATTTTCCAGTTCTGGCATCTAATTTCACTTCCTTTCTTTTAAAAATTATTTATTATCCAGCATGAGTAACAGGAGAATATCCGTGAGTTACTAAAACTTCTATAATATCATTTTGAGCAGTAGCCGCTTCAATACATATTGCTCCGAAATATTCATCGCCAGCATCTACTACTTCACCAGCTCCACCTGCAATAGAAGTTATCGCTTCTCCTTCATCAACTCCTTCATTCATCACTAATTTACTAGTTCCCAATACTCTTACTCTGGCAGCCTCTCCACTTTCCGGAGTATTCTGTAAAATTCCAATAGAGACTTCATTACCACCACAAACAATAGCTTTGCCATCGGCATCAAGCTTTATAAAATGATATTGAACGCCAGAGAGATCTGCTCCAGCAACTAAAGTTATATCTAAAGCTCCAACAGCTTGAGACATTTAAAATCACTTCCTTCCTTTATTAATTTATTATTTCTTTTTTTCTTCAGTAGTCTTCAAAACAGCTAAGACAGCATCCCGATAGGATATGTCTTTATGCCCAGCCATGTATTTCTGGACTTTCTTTTCTTCTGGAGTTAATTTTTCTTCTTCTTCTTTATCCCCTTCTTCACCCTTGCTTAATTCAGCAAATATGGAATCAGAGAAATTAGGTTGAAGTTCAATAAATTTCTCCAGTAGTTCTCGCTGTGAAAGTTCAGTTTCTTTATTATCTACCGTGAACTTGATTTTCTTTTCGTCAGAAGTGGACCCTATAAGAGCCATTAAAACTTCCTTCTGTTTAGGTAGAAACTGCATGTCTTTTTCGGAGCAGTGAGCATCAATAAAGGTTTTAATTTCAGCTTCTCTTTTTTCTTTACTGATCTTATTTAACTTTTCTTCTGATTCTTTAGATTTTTTTTGCTCAGCTTCGAATTTTTCTTTATAACCTTTTTGTTCTTCTGCTTCTTTAGTCAGTTTCTCATAATCTTCCACCGCGACAAACTTTTTTCCGTCTAATTCAGTAATCTTTAATCCATCAGCCATAATATATTCAACTCCTTTCTTATTATTGACCTTTTGGGTCATTATTTCTTTCTCATAAATAATTAAATTAGCATTCTCATCAGCATCATATAAGGCAGCAATATCCCTTAAATTAGTTACTGCCGGTAAATCAGCACCTAAAAAAGCGATGGCCGAGAGAACTTTTTTATACTTTTTCTTAGTACTGGGTTCGGTATAATCATATAAAATCTCACTGGATATCCTTTTATAAGCTCCGTTTTTAACTAATTGATACAGGACCTTAGGCACTTCTTTAATATCCACCAAAATTTTATCCCCTACTTTCTTCAATTTGGTGATCCAACCCCCAGCAGGTAACCCTGATTTTTGTAGAATCTCCTGTTTGTCATCATGGCCTAATTTTACTTTGGGTTTTAATTGATCAATTATCTCGTTAGTCCCATTTACGATATTGTCAAGATCTTCATCGGTGATTTTATGTTTATTCCATTCTCCAGTACCAAATACCTCAACATCTTTTAGCTTGTAAGTCTGAGAATAATTTTCCAATATTGCCAATTCCATACTAGTTAAATTCCCCTGTTCCCCAGTTTTGACCCAGTTACCCTCTTTGTTTTGTTTCCAACCAGCCTTTTTTAAACCGGCATAAGCAGTAGCATTGGCTAAAGCTTCTTGATCATCTCTGTCCTTATATTGCTCCCAAGCATTATTGAATATCTTAATCCAAATTTCCTGAGCTTCTTTAGGCATATTTTTTATCTTGTCTGGTGGATTACCTGGTTGATATGGCATCTTTAATCATCTCCTTCCTTCTTTTCTATAAAATCTTTACCTTTCATCGGTAAAGCCCGAGCTTTCAATTCTGGTTTAATCGGTTCGAATTTTTCGTATATAGTGACCGGGACTAATTGTGAACGACATTGATAATGTAACGGTGGAGTGAATCTGGCTATATCAGGATCACCATATATAAATACTTGACCGTCGAGAGCTTGACAAACTTCAGTAGTTCGATCATCCATAATAGCCGAAAACATTTCTCCGGCCATTAGGTCCTTTACCTCGGGATCATCCATCATATTTTGTCTACCTTGATTATAAGAATCGTTGAAATTGGTTCTTATAACGTTCTCGAGGTGATAAGGAGTCAATTCTCTACCGCTTTTGATTTCTATTCCACTCGTCCCGATATATTGTTTGAAAAATTCATCTAATTGGAACATCAATTCTGGAATGGAAGATCCGTTCTTGAGCCCATTGTATAAAATTATTTTTGCTTCTTTAAGAATGCTATCTCTCACTACTCCAGCAATATAAAAGGCTTTATTGTTTAAATACGACATTGCTTTTGCTGGTGGTAACCCAGGAATGATATCGATAAATTTTGTTTTATTTAATTCGCTCTCTACTTCTTGCTTCCCATATTGCCAGATCTCTTTTAACCAATCTTGAATTTTATTTTTAAAATCTCCTACATAAGATAACTGGATTTTTTCAATCTGGGCAGCCGATTTATTCTCAATTATTTTTCTTCTAAGGATATCCTTTTTAAGGGCTTCCTTTTGCCAGTTTACAATCTCGATAAGTTCTTCTTTACATCTCGCTTCCCACTCATTTAAATTCTTGATGATCCTGGTAAAGTTACATTTCTTTTCGTATTGATTAGGTTGTCTGGATAGTTTAGCTTGATAATCTTCTCTAAATAATCCACCGCCTTGTGGTTTAGGTGCAGGTAAAACTATCCCCTCTTCTTTAGCTGGTATTCTCAAGAATTCTCTTACCCATTCCTCTTCTGGATTAATCAACCCTGCATCAACCAACATCTTGGCAATTTCAGCCTTACCCTTCTGATCTTCTTTAATTAGAGATTCAAATTTAAAGTAAGGATATTTAGGATTAGGGAAGTTAAAATCGATCAATCGTTTGATAACTTGCTCCCGGATTATAGTATCTTCGGTTTCTTCCCCTAAATAATTCAAAATGTAAATAAATATATCAAAGTGAGTTTTCGATAAGGCCCAAGAGCCCTGTTCTCCGGTATCCATTAAAAGAGTACCTACCAACAAGGATCTGGCGATCATCGCATTATTAATTTCAAAAGCTTCTTTATAGCCGGCATCCCCTCTCCGGGTAGCCTCTAAAAGTTCAGCTTCTAAACCTATAGGCATAACTATGGCAGTATCAGTCTGTATATTTTTTAAGATGTCTAAGTATTCATCCTGTTTCTTTTTAGTAGTCCCACTTTCATAACGACCTACCACAGTGGGCTGGCCAAACTTTTCTAGATAGATATTCCAGAATCTTTGAATAATGTCATTAGAAAAATAATAACGATAGGCCGCTCTGAAATCGGACTCCCCATATAAACTTTCTGCATCAT